CTAGTTCAGTCACTAGTGGAGTTGGAATTGGATTTACAGGTAGTATAATCTTAAGTGATGGTACAACCGTTTCAGAATTTACTGTAGCTACTGGTAGTACAGGATATGCTGTAGGAGATACAATAACAGTAACTTCCTCATCATTAGGTTATGCAACAACAACCACAATAGGAACTAATACCACTATTACTTTATTAGCAGATGATATTGTTAATGATACAGCTTTTACCTTAGAAACTTTATCTGAAGGAACAATAATGAATAGTTCAGGAACACATAATGTTGATGGAACTTTATCTAATGGATCCTCTGATAATATAAGATTTGAAGTTGCATCATCAAACACTAATCAAGGTACATTTAATTTAATTATTAGACAGGGTGATGATAAAAGAGATGACAAAGTTATTCTTGAAACTTTTAATGGAGTAAATTTAGATCCAGACTCTCCTAGATATATTTCTAGAGTAGTTGGAGATCAAGTAGTAGCTTATGATTCTACACTTAATCAAACAATTATATCTTCTGGAGATTATACTAATAACTCACGATATGTTAGAATAAAAAGTGTTTCATCCCCAACTTTAAAATATCTAGACAATACAGGAGTAGCTAAAACAGCTTTTACAGGTTCAATACCTACAAATCAAAGTGGTTCATTTACAGGAGCTGTTGGAACAATTAAAGGTGGAGCTAATTTTTATAAAGATATATCAACACAAACACAAGGATTAGTAGCTGATAATTATAATAATATGGTCAATTTATTATCTAATGATAATGACTATCAATTTAATGTACTATCAACTCCAGGACTTTTAAATGAAAGTCACACATCAACTATTAGTTCAATTATTGCTAACACAATAAAAAGAGGTGATAATATTTATGTTTTAGACACTGTAGGATATGATGGAACATTAAATGATGCTATAGCGCAGGCAACTACAAGAAATTCATCATATGCAGCTACTTATTGGCCTTGGATACAAATCCAAGATCCAGGAACAGGTAAAAATGTATTTGTACCTGCTTCAACATTAATTCCTGGAGTGTATGCCCATACAGATAAAGTATCTAACTCATGGATGGCGCCAGCTGGAATTAGTAGAGGCGGTTTATCAACAGTACTTAGAGCTAAATTAAAATTATCTGAAGCAAATAAAACTGCTTTATATGATCAAAATATTAATCCGATAGCTACATTTCCAAGAAAAGGTATTGTAGTATTTGGTCAGAAAACACTACAAAAAGCAGCTTCTGCTCTTGATAGAATTAATGTTCGTAGATCATTACTTGATTTAAAATCATTTATTGGACAAGTAGCAGACAATTTAGTATTTGAAAATAATACAGCTACTACAAGAAATAAATTTTTGTCTGAAGTAAATCCATACTTAGAAATAATTCAACAAAAAGGAGGAGTATTTGCTTTTAAAGTAGTCATGGATGACACAAACAACACAGATGATGTTATTGATAGAAATCAATTAGTAGGTCAGATTTTTATCCAACCATCTAGAACAGCAGAATTTGTTAGTTTAGATTTTACTTTATTACCAACTGGAGCTGAGTTTCCTGCATAAAAAAATAAAAATTAAATATTTATAATAAAATATAACAAGAAAATAAAATGGCAATACTAGACCCAAACGAAATATTTTTCACAGCCTTTGAACCAAAACAGCCTAATAGGTTTATAATGTATATTGATGGTATCCCATCATTTATGGTTAAAGGTGTAGGAGCTGTTTCTGTAGAACAAGGAGCTGTAGAATTAAATCACATGAATGTTACACGTTATGTGAAAGGTAAAACTAAATGGAGTACAATGGAATTTACTTTATTTGATCCTATCACACCTTCAGGAGCTCAAGCAGTAATGGAATGGGTTCGTTTACATCATGAATCAGTAACAGGTAGAGATGGTTACTCTGATTTCTATAAAAAAGACTTAACATTTAATGTGATTGGTCCTGTAGGAGATGTTGTTTCTGAGTGGGTAGTTAAAGGAGCTATGATTACTAATGCTTCATTTGGTGATTACGGTTGGGATACAACAGATGCCGCTGTTGAAGTCAAAATGACTGTACAACCAGATTACTGTATATTAAACTTCTAGTACAAAAAACAAATATTTTTTAAAGAAGCTTGCCCATACCGGGTGAGCTTCTTATATTCCAATATATTTATATAGGACAAATAAGTTATACAAAATAAAAATTATGAGCAAATTTACTCTCCCAACAGAGATAATTGAATTACCATCAAAAGGATTACTTTATCCTGAAGACTCTGAATTAGCTAAAGGTACTATAGAAATGAAGTATATGACAGCTAAAGAAGAAGATATTCTTACTAATCAATCTTATATTCAAAAAGGAACAGTATTAGATAGATTAATGAAATCTTTAATTATATCTGAAATCGATTATAGTCAACTTTTAATCGGTGATAAAAACGCTATTATGGTCGCAGCGCGTATTTTGGGGTATGGAGCTAATTATAAGTTTAAATACAATGAAGAAGACTATGAAATAGATTTATCTAAGCTAGAAAATAAAGAAATAGACAAAGAGTTATTTAAATCTAAAGTAAATGAATTTGCCTTTACTCTCCCACACTCAGAAAATAAAATAACATTTAAACTTCTTACTCATAAAGAGGAACAAGATATATCTAGGGAATTAGAAGGTCTTAAAAAAATAAACAAAGACTCATCTCCTGAATTAACTACTAGATTAAAATATATAATCCAATCAGTTAATGGTGAAAGAGATAAAAAAGATATTAGAGAGTTTGTAGATAATTATCTTTTAGCAAGAGATTCTAGATCTTTAAGAGAATATATAAGAGATATCCAACCAGACGTAGATCTGTCTTTTTTTCCCGATGAAAATGGATCTAGAGTGGATCTCCCAATTGGGCTTAACTTTTTTTGGCCTGACGCTTGATATAGTTCCTAAAGTTAGAGCTGCTTTATTTACACAAATCCATGAAATATGTTTTCATGGTCAAGGAGGTTACCAATGGGAAACTATTTATAATATGCCTACTTGGTTAAGAAAATTTACCTTTAATAAAATTAAGGAATTTCATTCTGAACAAAATGAACAATCAAAATCCCAAAATAATAAAGGAGAAAAAACATTAATAGACCCATCAGGTAAAGTTAATGCTCCAGCATTTTTAGAAGCTAATAAAAATCATCAAAAACCTGCAAGTTATAAATAAATTTGTGAATTCTCACCTATTTATAACAAAACATTCTAAATTATGAGTAAGATTGATGATGCTAATGAGTCCTTTAAAGATCAACGTGATATTCTTAAAGAGATAAATTCTGAGATCAATACCCAAAAAACTTCTCTTGATAATGCAGCTAAATCTTATAATCAATTAGAAGCTGCTGCTTTAAAGCTTCAAAACAATGAAGAAGAACTCTCTAAACTTTCTGAAAAACAACTTAAAACTATAACAGAAAAGGCAAAAATAGCCTTAAGAGAACTCCAAACCTCAGCTAAGCAAATACAAAATGCTGGGGCACGAAATGATAAAGAAAGAGCTATAGTAGCTGCCGCTAAGGAAAAATTCCAAATTGAAAAAGATTTTGTAAAAAATGTTGAAAAACAATTAACTCTCCAAGCTTTAGTTAATAAAAAAATGGGAATTGCTGGTGGTCTCTTAAAAGGAATGTCAAAAATTCCTATAATTGGTGATTTAGTTGATACTGATAAAGCTCTAGGAGCTATGGAATCTACCCTTAAAGAAGGAGGATCATCAGTTAAAGGTCTATCAGCAGGATTTAAAAATTTACGTGGTCAAGTTATAGGTGGTCTTACAAATCCTTCCAATTTAGCTTTAGGAGCTATAACTCAACTAGTTATGTCTCTAAAAAGTGTAGATGCTGCTACAGGAGAAATGGCTAAAGGTTTAAACCTAACATACTCAGAAGCTTTAGCAACTAGAACTGAATTAACAGGGATAGCTAATGCATCAATGGATACAGCTGTTAATACTAAGGGTCTCCAAGATACCCATATGGCTATAAATTCCTTATTAGGAGCTAGAGTAAGTTTAGATAATGAATCTCTTGTCACTATGACTAAGATGAGAGAACAAGCTGGATTCACTAATGGTGAATTAATGGGTTTATTAAAATTAAATACTCTAAATAACCAAACTCAAGAAGAAACTAATATTCAAATAATGGGGGCTGCCAAAGCCTACGCTGGTAAAAATAAACTAGCAATAAATGAAAAAGAAATATTAAAAGAAATTTCAAAATCTTCAGCTTCATTAACATTATCATTAGGAGGTGGTACTGAAAAATTAGCTGAATCTGTTGTTAAAGCTAAACAGTTTGGTATAAATTTACAACAAGCTGAAGGTATAGCTAGTAGTTTATTAGATTTTGAATCATCAATTGAAAATGAATTAAGTGCTGAGTTAATTACAGGTAAATCATTAAATCTTGAAAAAGCAAGAGGATTAGCATTATCTGGCGATGCTGTAGGAGCTGCTACTGAAATGCTTAAACAAGTAGGATCAGCCAAAAAGTTTGGTGATATGAATGTCATTGCACAAGAGTCTTTAGCTAAAGCTATGGGGATGACAAGAGAAGAAATGTCTAAATCTTTAATAGATAAAGAACAATTAACTAAATTAGGTGTTAAAGATGCTAAAACAGCCCAAGAAGCTTATAATACTCTTAGAGCTCAGGGTATGTCAGAGTCTCAAATCCAACAAAAACTTGGTAAAGATGCTAACACTCAGATGTTTGAACAACAGTCAATGCAAGAAAAATTTAATCAAACTGTTGTAAAACTTCAAGAGATATTTAATACTGTGGCAACCTCATTAATGCCTGTGTTTGATATATTTGGTGAAATCTTTAGTATTGTAGGTCCAATAGTAGGATTAGTTGGTAATTTAGTAAGTTCAATTAGCTTTTTAATTAAACCTTTATTAGTAACTGTAGGATTATTTAAAACATTAAAATTCATAGGAAATTCTGTCTATAGAAATGAATTATTACGTAATGCAGCTTCAAAAGTAGGTTTGATTACAGACTCTCAAAAAAATAATTTAATAGCAGCTAGAAATTTATCAGAAAATGTAAACTTAAGTACAAAAACAAGACAAGTAGCATTAGAAAAATCAAGTTTGTTTACTCAAATGAAAAATAATATTCAAAAAAGATTTAGTAATCTTCTTGATAAAGAAGGATTTATTATAAAAACCAGAGACTTTATTATGTCTAAAGGAAAACTTGCTTTAGAATTTGCTATGAATGCTGCTAAAAAAGTAGGACTTATTATAGATAAAGTAGGAATGGCAATTGGTAAATCTGATTTTATGATAACTTTAGCTAATGCAGCTATGGCAGCCTTTTCATCAGTAGCCAAAATCCCATTTATAGGACCTATTTTAGGTATAGCTGCAGCAGCTAGTGCTGTAGCTTTAGGTATGTCTTATATGAAAGATGGAGTTATTGGTCCTGGGGGTGAGACAGTAGTAAGTGGTCCTAAAGGATCTATCCAAGTTGATAAGGATGATTCTATGATAGTAGGAACTGACTTAGGTGGAAAAAATAAATCAAAAAAGTCAACTGGAGACTCTGGTGGTTCTACAAACGTTGATATGTCTCAAACAAATGCCTTACTTCAACAACTTATAAGTGTGATTCAATCTGGTGGAACTGTTACTTTAGATGGGCAAGCAGTTGGAGCTGCTCTAAAATTAGGATCATATGAAGTTCAATAATATAAATATTTATAATAAAATAAAATTATGGGATTACTAAACAAACTAAACGCTAATGGCTCACCTTTAAGTGAATTTAATGGGGAAACACCTCCAACATCTATAGGAGCAACAGATCAATCAAAATTACATGATCAATACTCACTTAATGGTACTCCTTCTTTTATTGCAGGAGCTCCATCACCTTCAGTATTAGATTTAAATGGAGTAACACCTCCAAAATATACAGATAACCCACCACAATAATAATATTAAATGGGGTTAATAAATCTTCAAACAAATCTTAAATCTTTAAAATTTGGGAATGATAGACCTGGTGGGGGTAATAGTGGGCAACCTTTTATAAAAAATCCACCCTTCACTAATATAACTGACCAAATTGGATCTTCTAACACTGATTTTTTACTTAGAGGAGGGATACAGGCACCTTTAAGAGCTGCTGAAGATGTAGTCCGATTAACTAAATATTTATTTAATCCTAAAAGTCCTAGTGGATTACTTTTTGTAGCTAAACAAAACTTACTCTCAAGAATAGCAGTTAAAACTGAGGCCTCTACTGGAGGTGGTTACGGTGGTGGGGCTGTTAATGAAGGCGTTTATACCCCATTATCTACATTAGCTCAAGCTGGAGTAGGCTTTTTAGGTATTCATCTTAATAAACAAGGTGTAGATCCTACAGGATTATTTGATAATTTAGGCATAAATACTTATGAATCTGTAATTAAACGACAAGATGCTGATACCTTTGAGGCTACTAATAGATTAGTTAATCTTTCAAATGCAGTTTTTGGTCAATATACTGAAGATAGTTTTAATAATCAAAAAGACTATTCTTTAAATAAAGGAAATAGTGTTATTGAATATGGTGGTGGTCCTAATTCTATTTTAGGAATAGGAAAAACA